TCACACGATTGGAGCTACCATGACAGCGATTGTGAAATCCAAAGAGAGGAAGGAACTCCTCTTCGATTTAGAGACAGACGGCTTGCTCTCCGATGTCTCCGTGATTCACTGCGGCTCCGTCCTGAATATGAAGTCAGGCGTCCAAACATCCTACGGACCGACCCAGATTCCCGAGCTGATTGACGAGCTGAAGAGTGCTGACGTTCTCATCGGCCACAACATCTGTGGCTTTGATGTCCCTGTGTTAGAGAAGCTGCACGGATACGAGGGTGGTGTTCAGCAGTACATCGACACCCTCTCGGTATCGCAGGTTCTCTACCCCGGCTCACGTAAGACCTCGATCCTCCGCGTGCTTGACATCAAGAGCATGAAGGGTGTTGGTAACACACACGTGATGCCCACCGAGTTCATTGGCCGGCACAGCCTGAAGGCATGGTGCCACAGGCTCAAGCTGGGTGACGCTGGCAAGGCTGACTACGATGGTGGTTGGGAGAGCTTCAGCCAAGAGATGATGGACTACTGCGATCAGGACGTGCGCGCCAATGCCATCCTGCTAAAGCACTTCCTCGCAAAGCCTTGGCCCGTCGCTGTCTACTACACCGAGTCGATGATGACCTACATCCTTACACGTCAGTCGAAGTTCGGTATCGGTTTCGATGAAGATACAGCGATCGAACTCATGGCTGACTTGACGCAGAAGCGAGCCGACCTGACTCGTGAACTTCAAGCCGTGTTTCCCCCGATCCAAGTACCCGAGGGCAGGCCGAAGCAGTGGAAGAAAAACATGACCTGCCGCAAGTACAAGGAAGGTGAAGACGGTTGGTTCCCTCCCCGCATCAAGGGGGAGTGGCACCAGAAGATGAAGACGCAGGAGTTCAACCCCGGCAGCACCCAACACGTAGCCGCGAGACTGATAGAGCGGTACGAGTGGGAGCCGCAGGCGTTCACACCGGGTGGTCAAGCGCAGGTAACCGATGAGATCCTCCGCGATCTCCCGTGGCCCGAGGCGAAGCAGTGCGCTGACTACCAGATAGTCAAGTCGGCCCTCTCGTATATCAGTACGGGTGACACTGCTTGGCTCAAGCTGGTACGTGATGGTCGTATTCATGGCCGTGTCCAAGCGTGCGGCGCAGTCACGCACCGAGCCTCGCACTCCCAGCCCAACCTTGCCAACGTCCCTAAGGTGGACAAGGCATACGGGAAAGAGTGTCGGGCACTGTTCGTTGCTGGTGGCGGGAGCACTCCGCTGAACTACAAGTTGGTTGGGTGTGACGCATCCAGTCTTCAGCTTGCCATCTATGCTCACTACGTTTCCAAGTATGACGGTGGGCTACTGGCTGAGCTGGTAGAAGGTGAAGACGCTGACCCGCACGAGTACATGCGGAAGGCGAGTGGCCTCTACTACCGAGAGAACCAGAAGACTCTGACCTACGCTACGTGGTTCGGAGCACAGTCGTACAAGCAGGGTCAGATTGTGTTGCTCGATTGGCGCATGGCCTTTGACGCAGGGCTGACAGATGAACCCGTCCCCGGTCTTAGACAGGCCGCGGCGCTGGGTGTGGCTGTCAACGCTAGGATGCTGAACAACATGAAAGGCTTTGAGGACATGGCGAAGGCGTGCAGTAAGTCTGCGCTCCGTGGTTACATCGTGGCCTTGGATGGCCGGCGCATCCCTGTGACACAAGAGCGACTGGCACTGCTCACTCTACTGCAAGGCAACGAAGCAGTGGTGATGAAGACAGCCTACCTGATTGCATACGAGAGGCTGAACGACGAGATCAAAGCAGGCACAGCTCATCCCGCACTGTGGGTGCATGATGAGTTCCAATGGGTATGTCATCCGACCTTGGCTGACTCCGTTGGGCAAGCCCTGTCTGAGTGCATAACTGAAGCCGGCCAAAAGCTCGGCCTTCGGTTGAACCTTGGTGCGAAGTACAAGGTGGGTGACTCTTGGGCAGAGACACACTAAGGAGAATCTATGCTAGAAACAATCCGAATGGTGTACCTCGCCGGTGCCGTGGAGCTTGAAGATACATGGCGGGCGAGGGCCACCGAGGAGCTGATCGCCGCGGGCTTCTATCCGCTCGACCCACTCCGAGGTGAGAAGTGTAAGGTTGTCGGGAAGCACCTCGTTCCCAACGTACCTGCTGAGCTGATCGTGGCGCGAGACTTGAATGACTTGCGCCGCGTCGAGCAGTCGGCAGGCGTGTGCCTCATGCACTTCCGACAGACTGAAGACGGACGCCAGCCCACGGCCACACTCTGCGAGATGATGTGGTGCTACGATCATGGCGTCCCCATCATCGGTATCATCGGACCCAAGTGTTCGCCGTACCTGCGCGAGCACCCGTGGATCAAGGTTATGGTGACCCACCGAGTCACGTCGCTGACGGCTGGGCTGGAGGTCATCACAGAAACGTTCAAGTAGGAGAGATTATGGACTTTGGAATTTTGGTTGCAGTTTACATCGCGGGTGTGGTCGTTGGTGCTTGCGGCGCGATCGTCGCACTCACGTACTAAAGGAGAGAGAAATGGTTGAGTGGATGGACACGTATTTCTTTGAGCTTGTTTTCCTCTCCGTGTTTGGGCTTCCGTTTGTGCTCGCCGCTTCGTGCTGCTTGTACTGGACGGTTCAGGAACGTCGGCTGAGGGCCAACCCCCACCGTATGAGCACACGAGAGATGGAGAAGTTCAACAGAGAGAGGAGTGAGAGATGATTGCATTGATTGACGCTGACATCGTGGTATACCAAGCATCCTTCGGGGCGCAGACCACTACTGACTGGGGTGACGAGGAAGATGTCGTCACGATCAGCGGGAGTAAGTTCGAGACTCGTGCTGGTATCGACAACATGGTCGATGACATCAAGACCGCCACTGGTGCAGACCGTGTGCTCATGGTGTTCAGTGATTCCGACAAGAACTTCCGCAAGGATGTCTACCCCCTGTACAAGCACAACCGTAAGAACAACCGCAAGCCGGTGACGTACTACTACGGTCGCAAGTATGTGGAAGAGAACTACGCTACCATGTTTCGCCCCGGCCTAGAGGCTGACGATTGCCTCGGCATCCTCGCTACTGGTGAGGTGGCTGGCTTCATGGGCGACAAGGTAGTGTGCTCCATTGACAAGGACATGAAATCATTTCCGTGTCAGCTCTACAACTGGAACCACCCCGAAGATGGCGTGCTCCAGATCGCAGAGGTGGACGCTGACTTCATGTTCTTCATGCAGGTACTCATGGGTGACAGCACTGACGGCTACCCCGGATGCCCCGGCATCGGACCCGTCAAGGCTGACAGGTTGCTCGCTGACTGCTTGATCCTCCCGCCGGCCAAGACAGGCGTGGACTCCTACCTTGACAAGAGTCATGCGTGGGAGGTAGTCGTCGCGGCCTACGAGAAGAAGAGTCTCACAGAAGAGGACGCACTGGTCCAAGCTCGTGTCGCTCGCATCCTTCGTGCCTCTGACTACGACTTCACCACCAAGCTCCCGATCCTGTGGAGCCCAAGAGGAGACAAGTAATGGACGTAGAAGAAGTCAAGCTAGCAGCAAAGCGGATGGAAGCACTGGCGAAGGCGCAGGCCGACAACGCCACCGCAAAAGAAGAGGCCCTGTCTCCCTCATACCACCGTCGCATGACGGCATCGGAGATCAACGAGATCAGTGAGCGGGTCAGACAGGACAACGCCAGCAAGATCTGTTTCCCCATTGGGATGAAGCCCACCCCCGTGAAGGCTGAACTCAAGCTCAGTCACGGACCGTGTGGTGGTGAGTCCACCCCTCCCTTTGGGTGTGGTGATTCGTGGGCGGTGAACAAGAAGCTGAATGAGGTCACGCTCCATGATGAGGACGCCGTTGGTATCTGGCCCGACGCACCCGAGATGGAAACCGTCGAGCTGACTCCAGAGGTGGTGGACCTTCTCTGTCAGGAAGGGATCAAGGCTCTGGTTGCAGACGAAGAGGCGGTAGTCTTGTCACCTGAAGAGCTGAACACACTGGACACAAACGGTGCGGTGGTGCTCACCGACTACCCGCTCGAAGCAGAAGCACAGGACCGCTCCGTGCGTGAGTATTTCGAGGCGAAAGATCCGGTCAACCCTGTCCACACCTACGCTACCGAGTGGGCGCGGCTCAACACCGAGAAGATCGACCGCGAGATCTTGGCGCAGCGGGACGAGATGCGAGAGCAGAGGTCCGCCGAAGATCTGAAGGCTGCGATCAATGAGTACCAAACGATCGTAGCTGAGTGCGGAACGCCGGAGTGCCACGGTGACGGTGAAGTCTACGGGCGAAGCATCCTCGACGCTGCTCAGCAGGAAGAGCTGAAGGAGTGGGCTGGTGCCCGCACCACGATGGGCGTGGCCGACGAGGAAGATCTTGTCAACTCACCCACTCACTACAACCAGTTTGGCCTCGAATGTATCGACGCCATCAAGCTCGCGGTAGGAGAGGAAGGCTTCATCGGCTACTGCCACGGCAACGCTCTGAAGTACCTCTGGCGAGCAGAGTACAAGGAGAACAAGAAGACGGACTTCGCAAAGGCCGCGTGGTACGCACGCATGGCGGGAGGAGATGACCCTCGTGACGACTAACGGTAACGGGAACGGAATGTCACCTGAAGAGATGTCCATTCTCAAGCTCAACCTCATGTATGACCGCGGCCTCGACATCGACGCCCGCACACTCTACATCTTTGATGGGATCGACGAGAACATGGCCGAGAGTATCGTCATGGGTCTGAACTTTCTGACCCGTAGCGAGGACCCGATCACCATGCTCATCAACAGTCAAGGCGGATCGGTCAACGATATGTTCGCCATCTATGACGCGATGCAGGCTTGTGTGAACGAGATCACAACCGTCGGGATTGGGGAGGTGTGCTCTGCTGCCGGCTTGCTGTTGGTGGGTGGAGACTACCGCCTCGTGTCCCGCAACTGTCTCTTCATGGCGCACCAAGTTCAAGGCGGGTACGCTGAGGACGAGCCCCTCAACGTGGCCGAGGTCCAGATCGCTGCTACCCGCATGTGCTGGAACCGCTGGGCGAAGTGCATGGCAGAGCACACCGCCCTGCCCGAGAGCTACTGGAAGAACCAGCTCCCCAAGGAGAGCGAGCTGTGGCTCCCAGCAGAGAAGATGATCCTCAAGAAGAATCGGATAGCTGACGCTATCTGGGAGTAGAGCGCACAGCTCCTCCGCCCCGGTCACCATTCCTCCCCTTGTGGTGACCGGGGTTTTTTGTCTAGCGCCAGATGGCGACCCCTACAATTGCCGCCTGCTGCACGATCTTTCCCACCCCCTCACCACCATGTTGACCTCCGTTTTTCCAGCCGTTAGCGTCCATTTATGCGTGCGCTCTAACGTGCGCTCCGTGCGCTAGCGCATTCACGGACCACCAGAAGAGTAACCCCCTTAGAAGGAGATACAGATATGTGTGGAGGAGCCCCCAAACCTGCACCGCCTCGTAACGATCCGCCGCCTCCGGAGGCCCCCGCAGAGCTGATCCTCAGCGACAAGAAAGCCGCGGCCAAAGGCGCGAAGCTGGGACGCAAGAAGCTACAGAAGGGTCGCAGCGCACTCGTCACCCCCGGACTCACCGTTGCCGGAGGCACCCCCACGGGGACAGGCCTCGGAACCACAAAGGCAACCGTCTAAAGGAGTAGCAAATGTCTAGCGAAGGCACAGTCAAGGCTGCTTACGAGCGGATGTCCACAGACCGGGGTTGGTACCTCACCGAGGGGAAAGAGTCAGCGAAGTTGACCATCCCCTCCATTCAGGTGTCTGACCAAGACGCTTCCACCATCGTTGTGCAGAACTCCCCGGAGTTGACTGTCAAGCCGTGGCAATCGGTTGGCGCAAAAGGTGTGCGTAACCTAGCGTCCAAGCTGGGGCTTACCCTGTTTCCACCTACCGGCTCCTTCATGCGCTACGAACTCCACCCTACTTACAAGCAAGAGCTGGAGAAGGATGGACTTGAAGAGAAGCGCACCGAAATTGAAGCGAAGCTGGCCTCTCGTGAAAAGATTATCATGGACGACATCGAGCAGAACAACGTCCGTACCAAGGCCGATCAGGTCCTCCGACTCCTGATCGTGACAGGCAACGCCCTCGTTTATCTTCCGCCCGATGGAGGAATGCGAGTCTTTCCCCTCAACAACTACGTGGTTCGCCGTGACTTCACCGGCAATCTGGTCGAGCTGATCTACCTCGAACTCCTCGACAAGGCCACCCTTCCTGACAACATCCGACAAACCCTCATTGACGCAGGACACGAGCACCTAGATGACGTGCTGGTCATCGAAGACCCGAAGAAAAACCCAGCCGTTGCTGTCTACACTCGCCTAGTCCTAGTTGGTAAGAAGTTTGTCATCACACAGGAGGTGGATGGTCACCTAGTTGACCTCGGTAGCAAGACCTCGGTTCAGAAGGACAAGATGCCCTTCCTCGCTCTCCGCTTCGTCACCATTGACGGCGAAGACTACGGACGTGGCTATGTCGAGGAGTACCGCGGCGACCTCAGCTCCCTTGAGCAGCTCCGCAAGGCTATCGTTATCGCCTCGCTGAACGCTGCGAAGCTCACCCCTATCATCAACCCCGGCTCCGTCATCACCCCGAAGAAGCTCATGGAAGCAGCAAATGGTGAGCCCATCTTTGGCCGGCCCGACGACGTGGTGATGCTCCAGCAGAACAAGCATGCTGACATGAGTGTCGCACAGGCCACAGCGCAGCAGCTCCAGAACGATCTGGCTGGTGCCTTCCTCCTCAACTCATCCTTCCAGCGTGAGGCCGAACGGGTCACCGCGGAAGAGATCAGACGCATGGCCGAGGAACTAGAGGACGCGCTGGGTGGGATCTACTCAGTATTGAGTCAGGAGCTACAGCTCCCGCTGGCTGTCCGTACTGAGGACAGACTCATTGAGGACGGTACCCTCCAGCCCATCGAACCAAAGGATGCAGTCAAGCCCATAGTAGTAACGGGCCTCGCCGCCATTGGTAGAGGGCACGAGTTCAACCGCAACCGCGAGCTGTTTGCTTTCCTCATCTCTGAGGTACAACCCCTCATCCCCGAGATTGGGAACATGCTCATCGCACGCAACGCTATTGACCGAGCAGCTATCGGCCTTGGCGTACCCACGGATGGCCTCGTCAAGACTGACGAGCAGCTCCAAGAAGAAGCTGAAGCACAGATGCAACAGCAGCAGAGAGATCAGGCTGTAGAAATCGCAGGCCCCGAGTTGGCTAAGGCGGGGGCCTCCGAGATTATGAACAACCCCGAAGGTACGATGGAGGCCATGCAGAACATGAAGCAGGGCTCATCGCAACCGTAACCCAACAACAAAGGAGATTCCTTGGACATGGGCAAAACAACCAAGATGGAATCCAATACGAACGGCAGTAAGCAGGCCGGCGAACCGACCGAAGAGTCGGGCACGGAAAGTGTCAAGGCTGGAGTGGCGAAGGACGCCACCGAAGCGAAGGCCAAGCATACTCGCTTGCATCGTGGACAGAAATGTGAAGTTGTAAAGGTCACCAAGAACATTGTGACCGGAGCAATCTACGACCACATTCTCTACGAGCGCAGTGTTACCAACCGCCGTACTGGCGAGGTAGCCCCTGCATTTGTTGGCAAGAAACTGCGGCGCCCCGGAACGGGCGTGGTTGCAGCGAACGTCACCGAAGTAGAGATTGAGGAGTAAACAAATTATGGGCAGTGAAGTATTCCAAGTAGATGCGGCCGCACACGCGGCAGCAAAAGAGTCAGGCGATTACTCGCTTGAAGGAAAAGAAGTGGAAGAAACCACCACTGAATCTGACGACAAGACCGAAGAGTCTATCATCTCTGACGTTGACCCCGGTGACGAGGAAGGCGAAGAAGAAAAGGTAGAGACTAAGGACGAGGAGACAGAGGAAGAGGAAACAGAAGCCGACGAAGAGAAAGAAGAGAAGGACCCAGAAGAGGACTCTGACGGGACTGACTTCGATACTCTCCACGCCGGGTGGACTGAAGAGTTCTTGGAGAAAGGTAACCTCAGTGAGGATACCAAAGCTGCCATTCTGGAAAACGTTTTCCAAGCTGACATTCCTTCCGAAATGAAAGAGCAGATAGTTGACGCTTACGAAGCGGGACTGGTTGCTCTGACTAACGCCACCACAGCGGAGGCGTATGATCTCACAGGTGGAGAAGAGTCCTACAAGAATATGCTTGTATGGGCTAACGAAACCCTGTCAGATGAAGAGGCTACCGCGTTCGACGAGGCGGTTCTCGGCACTGACAAGACCACACGTCACTCAGCTATCAAAGGCCTTCACGCCCAGATGCAACAGGCCCTCGGTTCAGAGCCAAACTTTGAACCCAATCTGGCTCACAGCGCAGGCAAGGCTTCAGGCGAACCTATCATTGGTTCACGTCAAGAGCTTGCCAAGATCCAAGCAACTGTCGAGTACAAGAAAGACCCGGCAGTGCGACAGAGAGTTGCGAACCAGCTCAGACAGTCAATGGCGACTGGCAAATATATTGCCTGAGTCACTAACTTTCCAACACCGTAAAGGAGTACCATCATGGCTACTGCCAACGTTTCAAGGCTAGGCCAGAAGAATGCCGCTGGCGATGTTCAGGCAATCTTTCTGGAAGAATTCTCGGGCCTCGTGCTTGAGCGATATGATTTCACGCAGCTTACGGATGACCGCCAAGTCGTGCGTAACATCAAAAGCGGAAAGTCCGCACAGTTTCCCCTGATCTGGAGCACGGTCGCCGCCTCGCATACGCCGGGCGCCGAGATCGTGGGCCAGAAGATCGAGCACAATGCCAAGACCATTTCGATTGAGGATCTCCTCTACAGTGATGCGTTCGTGGACGTGCTGGATGACGCTATGAATCACTACGAAGTGAAAGCCGCTTACGCTCACCAGATCGGTGAGGCCCTCGCCAACGCGAAGGACCGTAACTCTTTCCGCGCAGTGTTCACAGGAGCGGCAGCTTCTCACCTCATCGACGACTCTGGCGACAATGATGGCACGGCGATTCAGTCGGCCTCTCTGTCCACCACGGCTTCGGTGATGAAGGCTGCGATCTATGATGCGGCCGAGACTCTTGACGAGAAGAACATTCCCGTCAGCGAGCGCTACTCCGCCATGCTCCCCTTGGCGTGGTACCTCCTGCTTGAAGACGGTGAGTTCATTCACCGTGACTATGCGGGTCAGGGCTCTAAGGCCACGGCAACCATGCCGTTCGCCGCGGACCTTCAGGTTCTCAAGTCCAACAACATCCCCACCGCGAATGACACCGCGAACACGGACGTTCCGTCTGTGCTCCGTGATGACTTCCGCGAGTGCGTGGCTCTGGTGTGGCACAAGAGCGCCATCGCTACCGTCAAGCTGCTCGACCTTCGAACGTCTGTCGATTGGGACGTGCGCCGACAAGGCACACTGTTGATCGGTAGCTACGCCATCGGCCAGGACTACCTGCGCCCCGAAGGCTGCGTTTCGATTGAAGATACAAGCATCGTGTAATTCCCCTGGCCCCCACCCTATTCCGGCCTCTCGTAGAAGTCGGTAGGTTGGGGGTCAATCCCTTTTTGCGAGGACACACACATGGTAGCTCCCACACAGACCTACGAGCTAGAAGCTGTCAACCTCATGCTCAACTCAATCGGTGAGCGTCCGGTCAACAACCTAGACTCCTCCCAGCGCCTCGATGTGATCCGCGCTATGGCAACCCTGAATGAAACCAACCTACTCGTGCAGTCCCGCGGCTGGTGGTTCAACGAAGAGACTGAGTACATGATAACCCCCGATGCGAACGGGGTGTACACACTGGAGCAGGACTTCATCAAGGTGGACCCCTCCTCAGACTACATCCGAAACTTTGTGATGCGTGGCAAGGTGCTCTACGACACAGACACCAAGACCACCACAGGGCACACCGATGACTTGGCTGTAGACTTCATCCGCCTCCTTCCCTTCGATGACCTCCCGCAGACAGCACGCTTGTACATCGCGCGCCGCGCTGGCGTCATCTTTCAGACCCGCAGCGTTGGTTCACCTACCCTCTTTGAGTTCACCGAGCGTGACGCACAAGAGGCGTGGGGCCTGTTGGTTCAGGAAGAGATCGAGAACGTGGACACAAACATCACTTACTCACCTGAATTTCTTGAGGTGGTTTGGAATAGATAATGGCTAGACGAAGAGCTTTCAACGCTGGTGGTGAACTTGTCTCGAAGACTATCGACTCGGTGGCTAACGGCGTGAGCCAACAGCCTCCGACTCTCCGCCTAGCCTCCCAATGTGAAGCTCAAGACAACCTCCTCTCCCAAGCCTCTGACGGAGCCGTACTCCGCCCACCCACAGAGCACGTTACCATCCTCCACGACGACACCCTCCCCACTGCCGGCTACAAGATGCACATTCGTAACAGAGATGAGAACACCCAGCATCTCGTGATGATCTCAGACAACGACATCCGCGTCTTCAACCTCCAGACCGGACAGGAAGCTGAGGTAGACTCTGGTGTGTCAGACGTGAACCTCGACTACCTAGCCATCGCCGGGGCTGAAGCAGGTCAAGCCTTCGCCATCACCTCCGTTGCTGACTACTCGTTCATCACCAACAAGGAGACAGTCGTTGCGATGTCGGGGACCGTGACTGACCCCCGCGTCAACGAGTTTATGGTCTACCTCTTTGAGAGTGTGTCGAACAAGAACCAAGACTGGCAACACACGCTAGGGTCGGTTGAGTGGGATGACAATTTCAACCAAGGAGTTGCTACCACGGTGCAAGTCGAGGTTATCCGTGACGCTCTGATTGCACAGATCTATGACCAAGACGGGGCAAACGACTATTTGGGTAACCCCAAGTCCCTCAACTTTCCTCGATGGACCTTCCTTACGCTTGGCAAGTCTATCCTCCACGGTTACCAATCCGTAGGCGACGGCTCAGATCCCATCGTGTATGACGACTTCATCGGCGTGACCTCATGGGGCTACAGTGATGAGGTCTACTCCTTCATCGCTGAGCAGATCCAGAAGTTCTCCGACCTACCCCCGCGTGCTCCCGACCTGTTCACCACGGAGATCACCGGCTCGGATGGCAACGAGGACAACAACTACTGGGTCGTCTACAAGGAAGAGGAGAAAGCGTGGGTCGAGACTGTGGCCCCCGCACTGGACAACACCTTTGACCAAGACACCATGCCCCACGTCCTCATTCAGACCAGTGTGGGTGGTGGTACGGACAACGCAGACGAGTTTACCTTCGGTCCCCAAACGTGGGCCACCAGAGAGAAGGGTGACATTGACTCTGCCCCGCTGCCGAGCTTCATTGGCAAGAGGATCAAGGACGTGTTCTTTCACAAAGACCGGCTAGGCTTTGTCGCCGAAGAGAGCGTCGTCATGTCCGAGTCTGGGGAGTTCTTCAACTTCTGGCCCACCACTGTGACCGCGGTGATCGACTCTGACCCCATCGACGCGGCCAGCACCAACAACCGCGTGGCTTTCATTGACTACGCCGTGCCCTTTGACGAGAAGCTCTACCTGTTCTCCAGCCAAGGCGCGGTGCAGAATGCGCTGATACAGGGAGGGGCTGACGCTCTGACTGTCAAGTCGGCGCAGGTTGTGGAGGTGTCAGCGTTCGCTACCTCTCCGAGGATCAAACCCCAGCCCGCGGGCAAGAACATCTACTACTCGGTGGACAAGGGCTCAACGTCCTCTGTCTCCGAGTTCTTTGTCAACGAAGCAGGACCGGACGCCGAGGATACCACCATCCACGTCCCGACCTACCTCCCCGCCAACATCGACCACCTCAGTGTGTCCTCAAAAGAGAACGTGCTGGTGGTGCAGTCACCGGACGAGCCCAACAAGCTGTTCGTCTACTCCTTCCTCTTCATCAAGTCGGACAAGGTACAGCAAGCGTGGTCCACGTGGACCTTCGATGACTCCTTCGACTTCAAGTACCTTGAGTGGATTGGGGAAGTGCTGTACCTAGTCATGGAGCGTGACGATGGCCTCCACCTAGAGAAGATGAACCTCGCCACCCTGACTGACGGGGACCTTGACTACCGCGTCCACCTCGACTCTCAGGAAGAGCTGACTGGCGTGTACACAGAGGGCGACAACAAGACCCGCTGGACCTCAGTGAACGACGTGGACCCTGACGACTACGGCACCTACCAAGCTGTGCTGTCCGATGATGCACACACCACACTCGGCCAGCTCGTGCCTCTCACCTTTGAATCCGGCAAGATCCTGTGGGCCTTCGGGGACTACTCCGATGGACCTGCTACTGTCGGACGCACCTACACCCACACCTACGAATTCTCTCAGCCAATCATCACAGCTCCGACAGAGGACGGACGTTCTCGTGCCTCTGTCACTCAGGGACGCCTACAGATAGGCCGGTTCAAGGTCCTCGTAAGGACCAGTGCCGGCTTCGAAGCCCGGGTACTCAACTCCGAGGTGAACCCAGACGAAACCCTCCAAGATACCGAGGAGTACGTCTACGAGTTCCCCTCCAAGTACATCGGTCAATCCACGGTGAGCCCAGCTCACCCTGTAGCCATCTCTGAACACAAATTCGATGTGGCGATGGAGAGCAAATATGCGCGCATCCAAATCACAGGCACGTCGCACCTCCCGTTCACGCTCGTCGGGGCGGAGTGGGAAGGGACGTACACAGTCAGGGCGTCAAGAGTTTAAGGGCTGGGTAGTACCCGCCACCCGTGACCATGTGCTAGCCCTCGCGGCCAGAGGCTTCAGAGAGATTGACGAGTTTGAGTGTCAAGTCTCCTGCCAGACGAGCGCCGCTGAGCAGTGCTTTGTAGCGCTTGACGATCCTCAAGCAGAGTCCTTTACCATCATGGGCAGGGGCAAGCCCGTCGCTATGTTCGGTGCCACCCCTGTCACTGGCATGAACGTCGAGCCCGGTGTTGGCATCATCTGGATGCTGGCCTGCAACGACATAAAGAGACTCGATCAGGATATGCAAGGCCAAGTACACGAGTGGATGGACTGGCTCCAACGCTACCTCCCCGTGTGCTACAACTACGTGTCTGTAGACAACGACATAGCCCTGCGCTGGTGCAAGTCTGTCGGCTTTGACATCGGAAAGCCTGAGGTCTATGGAAACAACGGGGAAGAGTTCTGCCAAATTATTCGGAAAACCATTTAGGAGGTAACACACAGTGTGCCCCATTTCGCTACCCATGCTTGCGGTCACCGCTACCATTATTATGACCGTAGCCGCTGTTGCTGCTTCTGCTGTACAGTACGTGCAAAAGAAGAAGGACAACAAGCGGATGCGGAAGGCTGCGGACGCTCAGGCTAAAGCTGAAACCATGCAGGTCGCCAACCAAGCGGGCCGTGCTATTAGGCAAGAGTCCGAGAAGCGTCTGCTAGGAAAGATCCAACAGGCCAAGGACCGCGGAGTCGCGCACAGTTTACTGAACCGGAGTGACGTGCAAGTTGCGGCTTTGGTTCGGGAAGCTGACCGCGGAGCCCAGCTACAGCAAACAGCTAGCGACGTGAAAGTCTCTGCTATCCGTGGAGATGTCCGGGACGCATGGACTAACATCCGTATGAACCTTGAGAACCGTTACTCCCAGATTGTTGAACCCAGCCCTGCCGCACTCGCTTTGTCGATCGGTGGCAGCGTGGCTAAGGGTATCAGCAGCGGAGTCAAAGACTACAACACCGCCATCTCAGTATAAGGAGATCGTACAATGGCTGAAGCCCCGAACTTTTCACACA